AACATGTCGGGGGCGCCAGCGACGCTGCTACGAGCAAGCCGTGGAATCTCTAAAGGAGATGCCCTTCGAGGATCGCGATGCACGCGTGAACCTGTTCGTCAAACAGGAGCATGTCAAAAACATCCCGCGCGCGATTCAATCGCGTGGACCTAGGTATCATGTTACCTTAGGGAAATACATCAAACAAAAACTCGAGCACCGGGTGATGGACTCTCTTAATAATATATTTGATCGAAGTGGGGAGACTCAATCCATCGCCAAGGGCCTGAACTTAAACCAATGGGCTACGAACATTCATAAGAAATGGCACAGGTTCAAACAACCAATAGCAATTTCCTTGGATGTCAGTCGCTTTGACCAGCACATAAACATCAATTTACTACAACTTGAGCATCAGATAGAGCAATTCTTTTCAACCGGTGAAGGTGCCGGAATGCCTGGATTAGAAGACCTCTTGTATCTCCAGTTGTTAAACAAGGGCAAATACAAAGGAAAGGACGGTGTAGTTAGCTATACCGTATTAGGCGGGCGAATGTCGGGAGACATGAATACCTCGCTAGGCAACGTCCTTGTCATGTGCATGTTACTCTATAGTTACCTGACTCCGTTAGGTATACAATTTGAAATTTTTGACAATGGGGATGACTGCGTCGTAATCATAAATGCTGAAGATTATGGCAAAGTTATCGACCAGATAGAGCATTGGTTTTTGGAGTGCGGTATCACTCTGAAAATAGAAGGAATTGCATCGACAATTACTGACATAGAATTCTGTCAACACAAGATCTTTTATGTGGACGGGGAACCGAAAATGACCCCAATGCCGGGACGGCGACTCTACAATGATTTGACTACAGATAAGCAAATCTCCAGCAGGCGTATGTGGGAGAAGTGGCTTGGAGCAGTCGCAGGTGGGGGCGCCGTAGCGTCAACCGGGTTTCCTGTTTTTCAAGAATTTTATGCGTGGCTGGGCAGATCAGCTCGTCCATATACACCGAAGGAGGGTGATGTCTTCTGGAGGTACCGAGACCAATTTGTCGAAGGTATGAAGTATGGCCATGTACAAATCAGTGATGCAACCCGTTGGTCCTTTTATGAGGCTACGCAACTACACCCTGACACTCAATTGCAACTTGAAGAGATGTTCAGGGTTACGCCACCGCTACAACATCAACAGCCGGTGGAAAAGACCACGCAGTTGGAAAGCCTTTTAACAGCTTTAGTTCCTTGCACGTTGCAAAGTGACCATTATTAACTCCTGCTCAGACGCCAAGTTTGGTTCCCTGCGCTTAGACAATCTTAAGATTGCATGAGGCCAATAGGGCCCTGTACGAGCGCAAAGTCGGCTTTGGGGAAACTGTCA